GATGTCTGTTAGCTTGTTAAGATAGTACACCAAAACAGCAAGAAAGATTCCTGCAATTCCGTAGTTGGCAAGTGATTCCAGTATTGCGTCCATGTTTTATGGTTCTGAAAATTCGGGTACTTCCAAAATCACATAGCTTATGCCGCGTTCGGTCATATGTTCTTGCCACCCATCTGGCAACATCCACCCGTTATGCGTTTCATCTACGTAAGGTGATGGTATGTCCCAAGCGCCCCAAGATGCTTGCTCAGGTATCCAATCGAACTGCTCGAAAAAAAGAATCTTATACATTTCTACCGATTTGTGTTTGTAACCAACTGACCGCTTCTGTAAGTGTGATCAAAGCAATTTCTTGCAAGTGTTGTGAATTGATCAAACATGAAACGCTGCCATCATAATTGCGCCCAGCAGTTCCATTTTGATTTCCTGCCATACCGTAGTAGACATTTGCAGATGGAATTGCGCTTGTGTTAGCTTCAACAGCGTTTATTTTTTCATTATGTACGCTTAGTTGATAATCTGCATTATTCCTGTCTGCTGTGAAGAAACCTGTTTTTAAATTGGCCGCACTTACAAGTATAGAAGTATCTGAGTTTACGCAACTTTTGACAGCGTTTGCAGCTTGGTCGATTGAAGTTGTTGATGCGTTTGGGCTACCTGTGTTAGTACCGTCTGACGCACCAATGGAAGTTTTATTCTGTGAATATGTTCGTATGTATGCGTGAACAGAAGCATCATTCTGCCCGAAATCATCAGGTGCATTGTTCATTATCATGTACTTTCCTGCACCGCCTGTAAGTCCATCAGTAGTTGCATCACCTGCAACGAATCCGACCATTGTAGCGTTTCGTGTTGGATCAATGGCGTTTATGGAATAACCTGAAATGCTTGCATTGCTTACATCGTCAGGCATCATCGGGTAAAGTTCAGCATTGGCTGACAATAACTGCGAAAAGACATTTTCGTTATAGGTCGTGTTAATACCTTTCAAACGTAGAAAGAAACCCAATGTGTTAGCTTCCATCGTGCTGTCCATTGTTCCGCCTGTAGCTGTATTGTGAGCCGTTATAAACGCATCTGCATCCACATCACCCGTAGTTGTTCCTGTTGCACTTCCCGAACCTTCTGAACTTCCATCCGTAGCCGTTACCGTAACCGTGAACGCATCGTATTTAGAAACAGCCCAAGCATAAGTGTTGCCAACTTGCGTGACCGTTTCAAAACTGCCGTCCTGTTGTGGCAGATAGAACGTGTAAGATGTTGGCGTTATACCTGTTGCAGTTGCTGTAATTGTAACTGACTGCCCTAACTTTGGCGTAATGTCATCCAATACAACGGCAACGGATGCACCGCCTCCTGCGCCACCGCCCGATGGTCGTGTTAAAATTGATGGCATCTCTTATTGATTATAAATGATAACGCTTCCGCTTGACATGGTGATGGCTGTGATAGCATCGCCTGAAGGAACTACGATGTACGCGCCAGCTTTTACCGTTGCGCCAGTCAACCCGAAGGTAGCAAGGGCATCAACGCCATCCACTTCAAATGTAGTGAAGACGGTATCTTCTTGCGCTATGATTGCGTAGCCTTTTAAACTCGTCAACGCTCCCGTTCCTGTGAGCAGTTTGCAGCCGCGTGTTCCGATTAGTTTCTGTGATTCAGTCATTTTAGTTAGGTATTTGACACTTGTTGTAGTCGTATGGTTGTGTTATTGAAAGAACGCAAGAATGCCCGCTCACCTTGTCGTCAAATCGCTCGGTAAATGGCTCAAGTGTTACGCTCGTCTGTATGCTTAAGTCTGTCGTGTGAAGCTGCCTAAAGTAAGCCACGAAGTCAAGTAAAACTTGGATTGTATCGCTCATTACTTCCTGTTCGTTCTCCTCGCCCGGTAAGACCCTGTCCATTGCTAAAAGTCGGATATTGTAGGTCAAAGTCCTTTCACTTAGCACAACGCTCTCTTCAATCGCCCACAGAACTAAATAATCAAGCTCCTTTGGGTTTATCTCCCAAACGTCCCCCTGACCGTACTGCCTCACCTGAAGGTGATCGTTCGCCTGAGTTTCGATTATGGTTAGTATTTCGTTGAGCGTGTACATATGCTTTTAGCTTCGCTTGATTCTTTCTACTTGCGTTTGTACTCATATTTATCTTCCAATGAAATAAACTTCGGTCTGCGTCCTAAGAACATTCCTGTCGTGTAGGTTCTCGTGTCAGGTTGGATAGTATCAAGACCATCGTCAGGGTTGGCATAAGCTGGGTAATCAGATTCGTTTTCCAGCAAGAAAGTAACGAGCCTCTCGGTATACCATTCTGCCTTATCCTTGTACCTCTTTGAGATGAAGTTGATTTCATCAAGCGAAGCGTTTGAACTGTTCTCAGAACTCTGTTGGTGTAGCCCTTTGTTCAGGAACTTGTAGCTTATCGCGGTCGGTGCTTCGGCTTGCACCCAATACAACAAAGACGGCTGAATGTAATCCTCCAAAAGTGTAAGATTAGCAGCCGTTAACGTGGAGTTCGTTATCTGTGTCTTGAGTTCGTTGTATAATGTAGTGCCAATCTTGTGCTGGATGTGAATGTCCTGACACATCAATACAACAGGTCGCAAGTACTTAAAGTCGATATTTTCGTGGAGCAAAGTGTTGTCCTTGAGAAACGTCTCTGATATGAATAGTACGTTCGCCATTACTTCTTAATTCGCATAAGTTTCTGCTCCCAATAGTGTCGGCAATGGTATGATTTACCCCAAAAGCCACCGCCTCGCATCCATACGTTTCTATTTTGACTTACTCCAATGTCTTGGATTTCGGTCAACTCCCAAGTTCTATTCTCCTTTTCAACTAATTCTATCAGTTTTCTGCAGAACTCTCGTGTGGTTGGAATGATAGCACCTCCAGCAACACCCGGTCTTTTTGCATACACGTAACGAATAACGAACTCCTCTTCTACTGGTGGTATTTCTTCAAGTAACCGCTCGCCTTCTTTGGTTACTTCTACTGCTCTTTGCGTAGAGTCAAGCACCTCGTCTATTGCTATCTTAATTGCGTTCGCCTCGTTCAGTCTTTGAAGTCCAGCCATTACCCTTTCAATTGATAGTTGTAGCTGCTCGGCAATCGCAAGAAATGGAGTAGCTGGATTTTCCTTTAGTATGTTCAGGATAGCCGTGTCCAACGGGTCAATCTCAGCGAACCAATACTTTCGGTTCAGTTCCTCGTGTAGCCTTGCGGAGGTTTCAGATTCAAAGTTTAACGCCTTGCCATTTCCGACTGGTTCGTAGTCCGTAGAGCCGCAGTTCTTGAAGTACTCCACAAGGATAGCATCCTCGTCTTGTTTCTGAAATACTGAACGCATCTCTGTCGCCACGTTCTCAGGTATGACCTCACCCGTAACCGTAGCCCTTGCAGTCTCAGGTGTGAAGCCATACAACTCAACCAATACCGCAATAGCGGAGTTCTCAGCGATAAGACCCTCTTTGACGTTCTGAAGGAGGGTAATGATACCGCTAACACCACCGACAGAGCCTTTAAGTGCAGCCTGAGCGTCTTTAGTTTTACTGTCAACCGTAGAATCCTCCTCAGTTTGAACAACTTGTAGCCCTACTTTCTCGCGGATTTCCGCCTCTGTCATTACTGAAGTAACGGTGGACTCTGAGAATTGTACGCTAATTGGCTCGGTGTCTTGAATGAATAGACGGTTCGCAAGCCCTTGCAATGCTGCCAGTTCGTTGAATACCCTTTCGATGAACTGCTGTCTGTTGTTTACGTAGGTGTTTTGGAATAGCTCAAAGCTGTCTACCAATTGGTTTCTGCTCGTGAAGATTCCATCCTCTTTGATACCAAATAGAGCTGGGTCAGTTACTTGATGACCAGCGTAGATTTCCCTTTGTACGGTCTTGTTCAGAACATCGAAACGCTTATCAAAGTCGTTACCATTAAGCTGTTGGATTTCTACTCCTCTGTCTCTTGAATCGGCAAAGTTCAGAACGATTGAATTTGCATTGTCCGTTCCTGTGAACTTGTCCTTTATCTGTCGCTCGATTTCCTCTTGTTCCTCAAGGGTCGGCTCACCATTGTAGAAAGACACGATAGTGCCTCCTACAAAGTTGTTCTTCACCGCGTTGAGGTGGAAGTTTGCAATTTCTACGTCTAACTCAATGTAACCCGTTGACCCAAGATAGGTAGGTAATGGGTAGTACTTGCAGTCAGGTGAGTACCCTTTGACGTAAAGTAGCTGTTTGCCGCTTGGCTCTTTCCAATTGAAAGCGTCTATTTCTTCGACTACTGGGTTATGCTTCTTCCAATCTTCCGAATAGTAGTATTTAGTGCCGTCCTCATTTGAACGATAACGGGCAAAGTCTGCATGGTAAATAGCCGCTATCTTGTCGTTCAGTTGGTTGTAAACAATCTCTAAAGCGAAGCCGTTGTATAACTCGTAGTCAAGTGCAACCTTCTCAAGGATGTCGTTTAACGACTCGTATTGGTTCGGCTCGTTGATGAACTGCTGAAGTCTTGCAAGCCCCATTGTGTCCAACCCTTCCGCATCTACTGACCAGCCCTGACCAACTACGTAGTCCTTTTTGGAGTTGATAATGGCATGATGCTTCGCACTTCTACGGTAAAGGTTCAGAAGGTACTCAGGGTAACGGTTCTTGTACTCGCCTTCGTCACCAAAGAGAATCCAATCCTTGCCCCTCGCCTCTTTAAAGGTCGGTACTTTATGCGCTTCGAAATTTAAAACCTTAAGAGCCATACACTACATAGTTTGAGTTGCCCCCTGAGTAGGTGGTTACTGGTGTTGTTGTTCCCGTTACTTTCACGATTCCCGATTCTAATTCTGTCAATCCTGTTGGGTCTAAATTGGTCGCGGAAGAGTTAGCGTAAACGAAGTACCGCCATTGTCCCTCTGTTGGAAGTTCCACCTCTGCGTTCAAGTTGTCCGGGCTTGTCTGTTCTGTAATAGTGAACTTGTTAAAGCGGTCAGGGTAAAGACTTGAGTCCGTAGCAATGCAGTACTCCACCGCCTCCGTGTTGTCCGATTGGAACTTGAACAGGTAGTAAGCAGCCGTTCCCTTTTCAGTAAGGGTCAACGCTATCTCGTTTGCGCTATTTCGTTCGATGTTTATCAAACTGCAAACACTACATATTCAATATCGCAGTCTGCCGTGTCAGCTTGTGCGCTGATGTTGTCGATGTCCACAAATGCGCTGAACGCTCCAGCAGCCGTGTCTGCATCCATTGAGCCAGTTGATAGCATGAAGGTAGCACCAGCATCAACTTTCACATCTGCGGTTTCTGCTCCGCTATTTTTGAATCTTACCCGAATGAAGTTGGTGTTATCCAAGTTGGTTATACGGATGTACTTAACAGATGAACGTACAAACTTGCCTTGTCCGTTGTTTGTGTTAAGCTCAATCAGGTCTATCTCATTAGCTGAGTCAACGGTCATAACTCTACGGTCAGCTTCTGCGATATTGTTAATCGTGCGAGTATGAGTGCCTCCTCTGTCCACTCCTCCGAGTGTTAGACTTTCAACTATTTGAACCGTTGCGGTTGCTGGTGTTACGGTCGATGCCAT